GCGTTCTCGACGCGCAGCGCCTCGTTCGCAGCCTTGACTGCCGTCATCGCCGTCTGGGTCTCCGTCAAGTCACGCTGGAGCTTTTGAAGCTCCGGCATGTCTTTGTCGCGCAGCTGCTTAAGGGCAGCGTCGGTCTCGCTGAATCGCTTATCGGCCGCCTGCAACTGGGCCTTCAGCCGGTCGTAATCCCCTTGACTGACGGCGCTCTGTCCGTCGGCCGGGGGAGTAACCCCGGTAGTCCCGGTGGCGCTCTGTCCACCCGTTGCTGGATCGGTTCCCGTTCCCTGGTCGCTGGCTCCGCCGCTCTGTGCGTCCCCAGCTGCGCCGCCCTGTGCGCCCAATGGGTCGGTCATAACTGCCTCCTGAGTATAGCCCGACGATACTCCCCAGAGTCTACTGGGGTTAGTTCACGTTGCGCATTGAATGGGACTCAAGCCCTACTTCGGCTTGATAGCTTGGCCTTCAAGCGTCTAAGCAACACCGCTCTGGTTTGACTGCTAGCGCCCGCTAGGCCATAGGTCTTGGCCAATGCCTTTAAGTCCGGGACCCGCATTCCATCCAATAACCTAACGTCCCGCGTGAAGTCTCCATACACGCGCTTCGCCGCGTCCAACTGGCCCGCCGTTAGCCCGTCCGTGCCCGTCCTCATGGACGTAGTGGCGGGAGATGGTCGCGAAGCCCTAATAGGGGGCGCCGTAGCGGCTCGAGTCCCGCCAGATACGCTCCTGGGCGGAGAAACCACCGGCTGCTTGGAGTTAGCGATTGCGCGCTGCTCGTCAATCCATTTATCGTACCCGCCGTTAGTGAGAGTATCCAAAAACTGATCCTCATCCACTTGGACCGGCGTCACGTAGCAGAAGCAATGTGGGTGTGGTTTCCTGGGGACTTCCGCTTTGGGAAAGATCCCCGCCCCCTGACGAAACTGATCCTCATGCGCGTAGTCGTCACAAACGTCCGATTTTGGGTGGCTTCCGCTCAAGTGCCATTGCATCGCGTGAACCCAAGGCTTGTCCTGCACCTGCTGCACGGCTACTGCATGGAAAGCATTGTTGATCTCAGAGCGCGCCAGACGCAAGGCCGCATACCGAACGCCACCCGGCGTATTGGGGTTGAACCAATCCACCGCCTCCGCAGCAAACTCGCGCGCGCTCTTGCCTTGGGCTAGAATGGAAGTGATCCGTTGGTCAATCCGGCTACCGAGCCAAACGTCATTGTTGTAGATCCGTTGCGCCAGATCAGTGTAGCTATACCCCATACGCGCCAACGCAACGTCAGCAGTCCGCGCTAGTCCAAACGTCAGGTTGGTCAAGACCTCATTCGCTAGCGCGGTATACCCCAGACGATCCAACACAAAGGCATCCATGGCATTGCCCAGTTGGATAGCGCGCGCCGTAGCCTCCAAGCGACGCGCTTCAACTACCCGCCCCAGCGCGCGGAGAACCGCAGCCTGCTGTTCGAGTAATGCCTTCCGTACCGTAGCCATTTGCTGGTGGCGAACGGTGTCGCTCATTGTCATGCTTGTCTTGGAAGCTATGCGAGCAATATCGGTCCGCATGGCGTCGGCCGCATTCGCAAGCATAGCAACAATCTGCTGATCAGTCAGAACCTGAACCCTTGCATAGGCACGAATCCAGTCTTGTGGCGCCGGCTGCCTAACGGGACCGGTCATGCCGGGGTCCACTTCCCGTCGCGAATGAAACCGTGCTTTTCGCAACAAGGCCACAACAGGCTGGGTTCAAGATGCAACGGTTCCGATGAGACCAACGTATGCCTGATAACACCAGCCGCCATCCAGCGCGGCGCCGGTAGGTTGGGAGCTTCGCACCAATGCCAGATCAGAATCCCGGCTTGCGTCGGGTCATCGGGATCCTGCATCCAATAGGTATCATCCCCTACTGGCCGCGCTTCAATCCCGTCCCAGAGGGAAGGCGGGTTGCTGCGATCAGTATTGTTGGTCACGCCACACCACCGTCAACCGGCATCGCTTCCAACCCGAGACGAGACGCTTGCGCGTCCAACTCCGCCGTAGCGGCGGCCGCCATACGCGCCAACAGATCTGAAGGGAACTGGAACCCAAGCTTGGCCGACAGATACTCCTGGGCATACTGCACATCAACAATCCGGGCAGTAATGAGTTGCACGATCTCAGCAATGATCGAAGCGCGATCGACCGGCATCGCGTCGCCGAATGATACATTGACGGTGAACACACCGTCAGTAGGCGGCCGACCTTCATATGCCGGCGCCCAACCATTCAACAAATCCCACATGAATTGCGTCAGGACCGCAGACATCCCTTGTTCGCGTTCGCGGTTGCCGGCGATAACGGGCGCCATCTTGATTGCCAATGCCACACCGCTCTCCGCAACCTGGACGTCCACTTGCCCAACTGCGATGTCCGGCGTACCGGTGGCCTCCAACGCAACGCTCTTGAGGCTATTCACATGGTCCTGCAGCGGGTCTACGCTCGTGACGCCTTCTACACGTCCGAACTTCTTACCGGCGCCCAACTCCAGGACCGAGGCGGGCGCAATCACCCAGTCCAGCTCAGTTCCATTGGCATCACGCGGGGAACCAGAGTCCGTCCAGTACACCCCAATACCCGCCAAGGCGATGGCCATGTCCTCGTCTGTCATGCCTTGCGTGATACCGGCGAGAACGCTCTCCATACCCTGCAACAGACTGTAACCGAAAGCGGCGCTGTTGGAGTTCTTGAAATGGTACACCGGGATCGCTTGGATTTCCTTTGGCAGCATGAAACCGGGGAAGGCTAGCGTCGTGTGCCACTCGCTCCAAGTCAGCCAGGATGGCGTCTCGGCCGGCTTGAGGTCAACGGCGGAGAGCGGGAACCGGTCATCCCATCCATTGGCCTCATAGAAGTCGATCTTGTAGTAGATACCGCCAATGGCCGAGCCAGGAACGGCCGCAACATCCTCGTCCGTCAGGATCCGTTGGTAACGCTCGCGTTGGGCGATCGTAGTCTGCCCATCCGGGGAAGTCAACAACGTGACGATGTAGCAACCAGCGATTCGCTCCGGATCAGTCCCCATAGGGATCCGGAAGTACTGCGCTCCATCCAATAGCGTGATTCGGAGTCGCTGGCCCTCCGGCTTACTGGTGTCCGCGCTCAGCTGCAGGAATGAATCGCCACGCCGGAGCATGGCGCGCTTGGTTTCGCCGAACTTCACCATGAACAGCTCGCGGTCGAAGAGCTTCTTGACCCAGGCCGCTAACTCCGCCTGATCTTCTGGATGGGCCGGGCTGTCAACCGGGATGTCGTAGCTGATGGTCAAGCCCTGACCCAAGTACCGGTTGGTGGCTTCCAGGATCGCTCGTCCATATGGGATGTAGCGACGTCCTTTGAGGTCCGTCTCCGTCCTGAGTAGAGCATCAAACGCTTCGGCAGCATTGGACAGAATGTCATCATATGTCCAGTAAGCCTGAATGCGCCACAGGTCGTCTTCCGTGTGCTTGTTGCTTACATAGGTCGGGGCTGGGCGACCTAGCGCTATCGCAGTCGAGTATGGGGATACCACCGGTTGCTCCTCCTCGGGTTCGAACGAATCCTACCTGGTCACGCTGGCCTTCGCTTGGCGGGTACTCAAGTACGGGCTCCCAAGCATCCCGGAGAACATACGTCCCAACGCTTCCGGTGTATGATCGTCTTTCTTCAATGGGTTCTCCGGCGCGCTGCGACCCTTCTCGCTGGCCTGCTCTTTGCTTTCCTTGTATCGGTAATCATTGAACTCTCTTATTGTGTGGACGCACCTACGATGGACCGTCAACTGCGGCGGTGCACCCTCTCCTAACGTCCCAACCTTGAGCTTCCGCCGGAACCATTCCAAACGGTCGTTGATGGTTAGACTGCCGGGATCCATACTTCGCACCCGTAGCAATTGCTCTAGCCTTCTTGTGCGATCGGGCTCCGCTGGATCCGGATAGAAGCCGCGCAAGGTCACCGGGTTCATTCCGCGCTCCTGAATGATCTCGGCCATCTCCTCCGTAGTCCGGCCTACCTCATACACCTCATCCAGGATATGGAACCGTTGGTGCCTAGAATCCGTCTGGACGATGAGCCACACGAATGGGTTGGTAAAGCCGTAGTCCGCGCAAGCCCAAGTCTCCCAGCCGGCCCGGAAGCCGTCGCTATTGACGTGTATCTCTTCGTCAAAGTCCTTGAACACGCGGCCCACATACTCCGTGAACAGCGCTGCAATCTCCTGGTTGAACATCTCCACAGACATGTCCAGCCACATGACCCAGATCTCGGGGTGGATCCCTTCCGGCGCAATAACTCCGTCTCCACCACGAATCATCCGACCGAGCTCAGACAGCGCCTGCTTGGCCTTGTCTAGCCGGCCGTGTCTGTGTTGCTCCGTCAACCACTTGAGCAAATCCTCATTGACGCCACCGGGATACACATAAGGGTTAACCCAAGCCGGTGCCCGCCAAGACTTCCAGTCAGCGCGCTCTGGGTCCTGCCCAATCATCCAAAGGTCATAGAACCAGTTCTTGCCTTCTGGTGTAGAACCGAACTGCATCCAACCATTGAAGTCGGCCAATGTTGGACGGATGTACTTGATCAGGACAGAGGGCTTGAGCTTAGCAGCTTCAGAGAACACTACGCCGCTAAGGCCCTCACCAACTAGCGTTTGTGGGTACTTGGCGGACTTGGCCGTGATCAGATAGCGCCTATCGAAGAGACTAATCTGCATGTTGCCGGATTCGGGATTGTTGTACGTCCCCGGATGATCAAAAGCAAAGCCCAAGCACTCCAAGGCATTGTAGATAACGCGGAACTCTTTCTCGGCATCGCTGTACTCCGGCCCAACAATCCAGTACTCACGCCGCAGACTCTTCCGCCGTAGGTAGTTCAACTCAGCATAAGTACGGAACGCTTCCGGAACAAGGCGATGCGCGCCCATCTGGCTCTTACCCGCGCGGCGGCCTGCTGCTACAACCTTGTTACGAGTGCGATCTAACAACACCTCTCGCTGCAGGTCATATGGAACCCAATCGAGCTCCTCCCAGATGTAGGGCCAGAGCTCGTTGGGGGGCGGCGGCGTGAGCAGCTGCTGTTCCATTAGTCCGTCTCAGCGGCTTCCATTGCCTTCTCGTATGCCTTGGTACGCTTACAGTTCTTGCAAGTTACGCCGTACGGGTTAACTGCACCGGATAGCACCATGCTTGGGTATGCGTTGCGTTCAACTCCACAGGCGTACTTGTAGTCGGAATCCCCCATCTCCGATATACGCAAATGGCCCTTGTCACTCACTTCGCCCACATCCCCATTCTCCGCACGCGCGCTCGGGCCAAGCAGGGGGTGAGGAAGGTACACATGAAGACGTTGATACCCTCGATTGTTGCTGCCTGTATCGACGCATCCGGCGGCCCTTCCCCGCATGCGTTGCACCGAACCACAGGCTCGTCCGCTTTCTTGCTCATTTGATCACCACCGTGAACCTTGAAACCATGAATGCACGATCCTTCAATTGCGGGACTTCAAGCCTCTCGCCCGGCTTCCCGTTCAGCAGAAGCGGACCGATGTGCGCGGCCGCCAACCATTCTCGGCCATCTTCATCCCGGAACGTCAGGATGGCATTCGCTTCCATTACTTGTCCTCACAACCACAAGTCCTGGTATGCCTATCCCCGTGCTTGCCATCCGGACCTAGCGGACGGTGCCGATCGCATTCATCAATCAGCCGCTGTAACCTTGCTATGTGATCGGATCTATCCGTTCTCTGTGAGAGTCCCATCCAGGTCTGGGCAATGCAAAGTGTCTCGCGCAACATCTTGGGGCTATCGGAGACTCTCAGGATGGTCATGTTCCCACCTGAGTCTTGGGGTCATATCCGCAGGAGTCCGGCGGAAGTTGGACTTCGCCATCCTCCGTTCTCGGGTTGTCGATGGCGGCCGACATGTTACCGTCCACGCGGACTAGGCTACCCGGTTCCCAGTGGGGCGGCTCGCCCGGCTGACCAGTAGGGACCGCAACCCGATGGAGGTCATACTCCACCAGGACTATCCCGCACCATTCACATCGCTGGCGCATATACCGGCCGAACAACGTAAGCCAAGCGCCGGCTATATGTACCACGCCATCCTCGGGCGCCTTATCCCAAAGGCGCGGAGACGCCAGTTCACAGACGCAACCGTCGCCCTTTGCCCCCATACCGCGTGGGCCATCTCCGTGGTACATGTCCCAATCATCTTTGCAGTATTGATTGTGTACCTTCCCCGGTTGCGGAGGGAATATGTCTGCAATGTTCGGTATCGGCCTGTTGGGATCACGCTTCTGCATCATGTCCCAGATAGGACTGTCTGGCGGGATCAATGGCGGTTCCAGATTGCTCAACGTAGCTCCCCCTACTTGGCGATGGCGCTGAATGCCGGTGGGCGACACTTCACGAATGGTCCCTGGAAGTATTCGCCGGTGAGATCCGGGACATCAAGCTTAGCGGAAGGGGCAAACACATCCGTACTCATGGACATCGAAAACACATTGGTGTCCTGCCTAATGCGGCACATCATCCCGATCGTGGCGTCCTTTGGCTCGGCCAACTCGGCTAGACCAGGACCGCGCTCCAGTCGCGCACTCAACTCGAAGTTCATCACCGGCGGAGACGTAGCCTTTGGATCCCATTTGACGATAATGGTGGCCCGCCAAGGCGTGTTGCGAAGCGCGTTCCAAGGTGTCGTGTGACGAATCACGCCGGCGTCGGTCGTCTCAACAATTGGCGCCAATTGGATGACCGTTCCTGGTTGTCCGGATGCGGTCACGTATACATACAGACTGACCGGGATGCAGTACTCCAGATCGAAGCGCTTCAGTTCACCGTGAGGGACGCGAACCGCATCAACCAAGAGAGTGTAGGTGGCGAAGCGCCAGCCGGCCTCGGCGCCTTCCAGCGGGACCTTTGGCGGAATGGGGTCCGCTGGCATTGGCATAGTGGAGCACCCTTGCTCCGGAATGACATCCTTGACCTTCTCGCCATAAGGGTTGAACCACTCATGGTACGGCCCCGGCTGGCTACCGGGAGTCTTGGGCGCCATGCACGACGCAACCGTTGCTAGCAGGATACAGATTGCAATTGCTCGGACTGATCTCATTTCCGGCCTCCAAGGGCTCCATATACCGCATTAACTGACGATCTAGCTCCGGTCCTTCGATGAGCGCCCGAACCGCTAGCCACAACAACAGCACTCCCATTGTATCCTACCTTCTGCGGGACTCTTGGGGCTATTCCTCCTCCTCCTGATTCTCCAGGCGATTGATGCCGGCGTCCATGAGACCGCGCGCTCGGTACCAAGGGATCGAGCCGCCGCGATAGATGATGCCGTACGTCGTTTGGTCGTTGTCGCTGTCTTCCATGTCCGGCTTGATCTCGGCGGTAACGATGATCCAATCCACCATGGTCCCGCGCGGGTGATCCGGGTTCTCTTGGTACCAGACCGCGCTATGCGCCTCAATTGCCGCTTCGAGCGCTTCCAGCGCGGCCTTCTCTTCGGCGGACCTAGCCATTAGCTTCGCCACCGGAGTTGTAGCACTTCTCGGCCGTCCCGACCTGCTGGTGGGGCATGAAGTGGCCGGTCAAGGTAACCGGCATGATCTGATTGCAGGCATAGCAAAGGACATGACGCGCGCCGGTCAACGACTGCATGTCCAATTGCGAGACCTTGATGGCAAGTTGCGCGAACTGCTTGCTGATCGAATCGAAATACGATTCCAGCTTGGAGAGTCTTGCTTGCATCTCCGCCATTCGGTCCACGTCAGTCATATCATTCCTTCCAATGAGGAGTGGGGCGGAGTGGCCGCCCCACCTCATTCCTATATGGTCGTGGTTAGCAGGGGATCGTGAGGTTGGTGTAGTTGTTGACCACGGAGTAGTCCGCGCTCACATCGGCCAGGCTGTTACCGGACCAGGTGATCCGGCCGCAGGGGTTCTCGATCAGCGTCGGGCCGGTGCCCGCACCCCATTCGTTGCGTGCAATGACATTCCCGGTAGCGACCGCGCCGGTGCCAGAGGCGCCACCGATCCGGAAGCTGTACGAACCGCCGACCAGAAGGTTGTCGAGGATCTGTGGCGCCGGACCGACGTCACCAGACCAGAAGATCGGTGAGGTAGATGGGGTCCCGCGCTGAGTCATCGTGTTATGCCGCAGGACCACGTTGGCGCCGGAGCCCAGCAACTGAACGCCATCGCTGTGGGCGCCTCCGGTGGGGTGCTGCTCCAGGAAGGAATCCGTCACGGAGATGTTGTTGCCCTCGACATCCACGCCATCGCCGCCGCTGAATGACTTCACGCGCAGCAGAGAGAAGTCGTGCCCTCCGAATGCGGACTCACGAGCGAACGGATTGGATCCCTTGGCTTGGACCGTCGTGTCCTCGAATGTCGCCGATCCGAACACCTGGACACCACCGAATTGACCGGCGTAGATGACGCTGTTGGTGATCTTGACGCCAGTCGCGTTCACCGTCAACCAGTTCGTGCCGTTGCAGTCGAAGAGCTTGTGATCGTAAACGGCATTGTTGGTATTCAGGACGCAGCCCTGCGCGGAAAGCGCATTCATCGCGCCGAGGTAGCCG